CACCGCCTTTAATCTTTACAATCTTGAGAGAAGAAGCCTTTGATCCATATTCTTTTTTCAACTGCTTTTTGAGTTCTGCCATTGAATAATATTCAATCTTCTCACCAAACATATCTTTAAATTTCTTAGTATGTTGTGAAGGTTTTGTTTTTGCCGTTGCATCGCCAGGTGCAGGCTTGGTAGATTTCTTCTTAAAGTGTGCGGCTCTTTTCTGTTTTGTAGATTTAGCCATCTCATCACCATCTGCATCTTTTGCAAAATACTTGGCTGGTTGAGTACCTTTACGATCATCGATATCCTTATCCTGTTTTACTTCGACAATCTTATCAAGGAAATATTTCTTATCATCTGAACCAAGGATGTAGTTTGTACATCTTTCTGCAACAGAATGAATATTGCCCTCCAGAGTTAAGAACTTATCACCCACTAGAAAAACATCTTCGGCAATATATCTTTCTCTGATATTGGTCTTCTTCAATTCAATGTGTTTACGAAAACTGGTCATCTCTTTCAATCCCATTCTTTTACGAAGGAGATTGAATACGGCTAATTTATCACCATAAGATTTTGGTAATCCATTCGCAAATGATTTGAAATCGCCTTCGATAGCCGCGGCTCTCATCTTAGATGCAGACATACCAGAGACATCATCTGCATCTGGATCGCGTTCTCCTGCAGATACAATTTGAATTCCATCTGGAAAATCATAGAAGCCGTGGCGAGCCTTTACACCATTATACTTGGTTAGTAATTTCTTAAAATCTGTAATTCTATCTGCGCCAACGACCATGGTTGCTTGTGTATATCCTTCATCATAAAGATATACAAGAGCATCTAAAGAATTTTTAATCTTATTATCAAGAATGATATTACGACCATACTTAGGAAATAACTTGCGCATTAATTGAACCTTCTCTTTATATTTGAGAGGATTCTTTTTGGGGTCAGAAGACTGAGAAGCAAAGATTCTATAATCATTGCCTATAGCAATAGAAGAGACCTTGATCAAGAGTTTTTCATGACCTGTCGTTGGCGGATTGAATCGTCCAAATGTGAATACAACCGACTTTACTTTTTCTTCTCTGAATTGTTTAAATGATTTCATTAGCGCTCCCATCCTTTTATTACATCTTTACTAAAATTGTTTGTAGAGAATTCAAGTCTATCAACCAGTTTTACTGCGCCGTTGCTTGTCTTATCGATAGCAACAAACCCTTCTGATCCTGTAACCTTGAATCCATTCTTGGTGCGAACAAATGTTTTCATCTGTTTCACCTTATCAAGTTTATTTATAATAATCAACTTGGCATCTACGATGGCATTTTGAAGTTCAAATACAAGTTCAAGGTTCTTTCTATTTTTCGATGAGAAGAAACTCATGAGTTCTTGCTCTTTCTTATCGACACCTTCTTTTCCTTTTGGAGATTTTCTTTGTGCTCTTTCCTTTTCAAATTTGGTCTTGAACCAATTAATCAGATCATTGACGTGTTTTGCAGGAGATGCTATTCTCTCTCCTTTACGAACTAGCGTATTATTAAATGTTTCGAATTGTTGTGCAAGAGATTGGTTCTTTTCAATCTGGCGAAGAGTCGATCCCGCAATCTTCTGAAATATCTTTCCAGCCTTTGTTAGAGCCTCATTGACCTCATTGGTATCTGCCGCGGTGAAAGTAGCCTTGCCACTGACATCATTATATTCAGCATCTTGAAACCAAACAGAGTCGGTCTTCTTCAACTTGGTCATATCAACCTTGAATTTGGCTTTCATATTTTCAAATGAATCACCTTCGTATGTTGTATGGAAGACCACACCAATCTTTGCTTTTGCTATCTGCTTACCGAGATTAGAATCCACAGGAACAGAATAAACAATAGTATTAGGTTGGAATGTGTAATAAGATTCTCCTTCAATAGATTCTTTAGCGATATCACCAGAGGTAAACATTATGTCACCTTGAATAACACCCTTGATTCCTAATTTCTTCAATTCATTGTATGCAATTATTAATTTATCCGCAAGATCACCTGATGTATCAGCCTTAACATCTGCTTCAGATTTATAAACCTTAGGTTCTTTATTAAAGATTCCCTTTTTAGCAACAAAGAATTGACCATCAGAAGGGTCGATCCCAGCGAAGACCGCAGGTGCGCCATCCCATTTAACAGTTACATCATGGGAATTGCTAGAATTGCCGGCGAGCATATCTCTCATCGATCTTAAAGCAAAGATGGCTTCTCTAGCTCCTTTAACACCACCATAGATCACACGGTCCTCGATGTGTGTCATATGGGTATTCTTACCAGTGGCTTCTGATAGATATTTTTTGAAAGATAACATTATGATGTAGGCTCCTTTTCAGACTTTGCTTCGTTAAATTCTTTGAATGATTTCATATACTTTTCTTCGATTGAAATTTTAAGTGGTGTCGTACCTGATTTATATAATCTATGGTAATCCATCTTTTTCACTTCGAGAATATCCCCAGCACACATCTCCTTTGGAATTTCATTATCCATTTGAAAGAACCATCCTTTACCTTCTAAGACAGTAATGGTTCTATTTTCTCTATCACGATGCCAAACGAGTTCGTCAGTTTCAATCTTGGGATCAAACTCACGATACTTGATATTATCTTTTATTTGTTCTTTATATGGTTTACTCATGCTACCAGAAAAAATTACCGCCTCCTTTTAGACCAAGTTCGGATGCATATCGTGGAAGATTGCAACTCCAGTAACCTGCTTTTGTTTTATCTTTCTTTGCTGCACAGTTGTGTCGAGCAGCAAATGATTTTCTTGCCTCAGGGTCATCAATCTTAGCCTTGAGACCAGATGTATCACCAAACTGAACCTTTATTACGTTACCCTTATCGTTCTTTACATAGACATAAAATTTCTTTTTGCCACCTCTTTTAGGTTTATTCAATTCAACCTCTGTGCCTTGATATTCTGCTTCATCAATGAATGGGTGATCAAGTGGAACTTGTTCACCTTCGTAAAGACCAAATTTACCAATATCTGTTGATAATAGATATTCATCAAACTCACTCAAGGGTTTGTATGTCTCTTGTAGTTGTCTAGCATGTTCAAATAACTTATAATAGTTATCTGAGTGCGGACGAAAGATATTATGAGCCAATGGAATTTGGTTCTCTCTGTGAAATCTAAATGCTGCTTCTAATTGACTCATTATTATTTTAAGAATTTGATAAATTTATCGTAAGGTATCTTTTTAGTTCCTTCAAAATTGAAAGAGAATCTGCCCGATGCGTTTGTGCCTGTGCGGAATGCCGTGTAGTAAATTTTATTCTCTTCAATATCACTAACAACATATAAATCAATATTTAGATATTTTTTATCCTGTGTATTGAGTCGGATACCCGAGATAGGAAATTGAACATCTTTCAATTTAGCCTTTTTCTTTTCAACATAATCTTCGGCTGATCCAAGGTATTCATACGATTTACCACTTGATTTTCCATATACTTTATATAATGGAAGAGATGTTTTGCCAAAGAAAACCTCTTTGTGCATATCAATCACGGAATTCAATATCTCATCTGTGTTTGTTGTGCCGATGATCGATTCGACCGAGGACAATGAATAAGAATTTGATAGTAATTTAGAAACGATATCAATATTGATCTCTTTCGATGATTTGAAATTTGTTATCTCCGTGCCAGTCTTATGAATAAGATAGTCTTTTGTATCATATAGTTTTACAACACCATTTCTCTTCTTTTGAACTTCTTTGACTAATTTATTTGCATCAGAAATCTTGATCTTCTCAAGTTTACTATTAAGATTTCCTACATCTTTCTTTTCAATCAGAAATTTATCACCATCGATATATTGTTCAAGCAAGAACATATCTCTCTTGTCCAGACCGAATAGTTTCTGATATCTACCGAATACAGATTTCTTTTCTGATTTTGCTGCTTTCTTAAACTTGCCAGTTATCTTAGCCGCAAAGTTTCGTAAGGCCGATGCTACCTTTGAATATAAACCTTTTAACTTTTCAGCCGCTGTCTTAAAAATATCAAATACTCCTTCATTCATCTGTAAAGATTCACTAACAATATCTGTGAAATAATCATCGTATGATGGTAATTTATATTTCTGAATGATATATGCTGTTACCTTACCTAACTGAGCCTTGTCTGCGGATTTCTTTAATGAAACTTGAATCAGATTAATTTTACTCTTTTCTCCAGTAATAATACCCTTTTTATCAAAGGTGAATGTATCTGTTTTCATCGCCTCAATTGTTTTATTCGCATCGGCGGATGAGATGATCATATCTGCTGTATTAGCCTTAACACCTGTTATCGCAACATTGTCATTCTGTTCTTCAGCCGCATAATAATCATTGATCCTACCGTGAATAATATTTGCCTTGAATTTTACAAGAGGCATAAAGTCTGACATTCCAGCTATAAGACCAATCATCTCAGCAAAATTCTTTGATGTCATTGTGTCGAACTTGGAAATAAGAGTTGATTTACCCTTTGAATCCCAGTCTTGTCCATTCCCCAAGATGCTTTTTATATTATCAATAACCTTTTGACGATTGTCTGCATCTGCTTCGACATCTTTATAATATACACCGATCGCTTGAACAGTCTCAAGTGTAGGAGTATCTTTGCCCCAATTAATATCCGAACCCAATTTCAAGCCATTGAAATAATTATCAACTGCTTTTTCATACCAAGCAAATGAACCTACTGATTTTCCATCTGGCGCATCAAGAATCTCAAATGCAGCTCTGAGTGGTTTTGTATTATCTCCAAAAATTAGAGCATCACTTGGTATCTTAGTGGCATCTAATTTACTGAAGACTGGATTTGGTGGCAATTTTAATTGATCGCCTACCTTATTCTCAAAGGCTGATATTTTATCAGTCTTGAGAGTAAAAAGTGAACCTGGACCATATTTGCCAGCGCTCACGGTTGCTTCGTTGATTATATCTGAAAGTTCTTTGTAATCTTTAAATGATAGCATAGTTCCCATAAAATTAAAATGAATGTCTACATCTATTTATAAGATTTCCACTCTTCATATAATTTTTTAGAACGTTTCCAAGGTTCTTTTTCCCAAGGTTCTTGCTTAGATTTCCAAGGAATCATTTTACCTTTCCATCGACTGAAACCTGAGGCTCGGGCTAAATCGACTAATTCACCCCTTGCATATTGTTTTACATGAATCATCTCATGCGCAAGGGTGTCAAAAATCAGATCATGTTCGACCGAGGAATCCATTCTTATTGTGAATACCCGAGGTCTGTGATTTCTATCTTCCCAAATACAATCACCATATAGACCTTCTTTTTCTTTCAGTCCTCTTTTTAAGATGATATTGATCTCAATGTTTCTTATTCGTGGTAATAATTTCTTCAAGAAAAAGAAAGCAGCATCTTCTACCTCTTCTCTCAATTTCTTTCCCCCACCAGTAGCCTCTATATCAATCATTATGGTATTATATTCTGAATCTAATAAGATGTCAATATTATATTTTGAACGATGAGTAGTCTGAGTCTGATTGTTGAGACGGATTCTCATTAGAGAGTGTCTGTGCAGAATCCTCAACATCATATAATCTCATCTTTGCCCGATCAATTCCAACGATGAACCTCTTGTTCTGGGTTGGATCATTATATCTGTTCTTTAGTTGTTTAACCATCAATTGGTTCATACCCTCAAGTTGCTCGGTTGAAATCAGAGCCAACATCAAATCGGCTGTTGCAGGAAGTCCAAAAGATTCAGATGTATCTGTGATCTCAACATCTGTATTTCCAAATCCTGTACGAGTAACCTGTGTTGCAGACCAGATTGGAACATTGAATTCTACGGCAAGACCACGAAGTTCCTCTGCGATTGCTTTGATATAAGAATATGTATTGATCGAACCACCCAGTCCTTTCATACGAGAAGAAGCAGCGATATTTAGATAATCAATGAAGATCACATCGGGCTTGAAGTCTTTCTTTAGTTTCAATTCATCTAGGAGTGCACGGAAATGACCCGTGTGTGCCGATGCAGTAGGATATTCTTTGATAATCAATTTGCCATTAGTCTTTGATTGAATCTTTTGCACCTTCTTATCAAAGGTTTGTTTAGGCATATTCTCAATATCTTTGATATCGATGTCGAAAAGATTTGCATCAATTCTCTCGGCGATCTTTTCTTCTGCCATCTCAAGAGTGATGTAGAGAACATTCTGACCTTGGCTAAGAGCGGCAGAGGCAAAATGGCACATAGCCAAAGATTTACCCACACCTGTTCCAGCCAAGATGATATTCAATGTTTTTCTACTAACCCCACCCTTTGTAATCTCATTGAATTTTTCAAGATCAAAAGCAAACTTATCTTCTTTCAGATGATAGAAATCATATCTTTCTTCTGCATTTTCAATATAGTCGTGTCCAACATTTGAATCAAATGAAACACCTAGGGCATCGGAGAGAATCTCGGGTATGGCACCTTCACTTTTATCCTTTGATTTACCATCAATGATTTGGATTGATTCCATTATAGCGAGGTATACGGAACGATCCTTGCACCATTTCTCTGTAGAATCAATCAGCCAGTCTTCATCAACTTCATCTTTTTCTTCTAGACTCTTAATGAGAGAAACAACCTCATTCGCATCCCTTCTTGTTACATCTTCTGATTGCTGAAATTCAATCTCAAGTGCAGCAGGATTTGGAAGTTTATTGTAAGAACCAATGAATGATAATATCAGTTTATATACGGGAACATATTCATCTTCAAAGTAAGAGACCTTAATATGTGGTAATGCTTTTCGTGTGAATTGTTCATTATGTAATAAATTACTGAGTATTATTTTCTGTAGGTTCTTCGCCATATTTTTCTTCGTCTTCTTTATCTAAAACTGATACCAATATACCTCCCATCAAATCATTGAACCTGATAGAATCTTCCAATTCCTTTATACTATACTTTTCATTCCCTTTGTCAATCTGATAATTGAAATTTAATGTAGCATTATCTGCTTCAACATCTTCTTCAATTTTTACTTCACCATAGTAATAGACTACACCTTCGTATTCACCTTCGGTGATTTGAAATCCATAGTATTCGACATCTTGCTTCTCAACAAGTTTGTATGTGGGTAGATTATCCTTCATCTTCTTCAATACTTGTTGATTCATCTGGTGCAATCATTTCCATTGTTCCAACCTTGAATTTCTTTTCGATGTATTCCTTGAAGTCTGTTTCTTCAAAAATAGTGTCCCAGAATTCTTTCTTGAGTGTATCTTTCATTCGAACATTGCCAGAGAGTTCTTCATCTGTCGATGGGTTCTTTGCCTGATACCAACCATTCTTTGGCTTAATAACATATCCGCCATCAAGGGCGACCTCTGTAAGACCTGAATATTTCTCAATTCCACCTTCCCAAGTAACCGAGATAGGAATCTTTGACTTCTCTTTCACAAACCTTGATTTCTCAATATTGATAACAAAGTTGTAGCCCGTCACTTCTGTTCCAGTCTTTTCTTGTCGGCGACCAACGATCCAAACATTATCAGCAGAATACATCACACCTGTTCCACCCGATACCACAGCCTTTGAGAACATTTCTTGAGTCTGATAGGTATGATTGATAGCCAATAGTGGGATATCATTAAGAGTGAGTTTTGGTGTAATCATTCGAAATAAACCCTTGAGAGCCTTAGCACGAGTCATATCTGCAACAGACTTCATATTCTCGGCATCTTCAACTTCTTTCTTCGATGCAATATTACCAATCGAATCAATGACTACAATGACCTTATCTTTACGTTCAATTTCATTCAATTGATGAACCAAATCAAACTTTAGTTCTTCGATATTTGTGACAGGTGTATGTAGAACACGTGACGTATCGATTCCAAAAGATTCGAAGTAAGCTTGAGGCGAGCCAAATTCTGAATCATAAAACATGAGAACAGAATCTTTATGTTCTTTCAGATATGCACCTGCCATAAGCAGAGCGAATGATGTTTTGAAGTGCTTTGATGGACCAGCCAAAACTGTGAGACCAGATGCTAGACCGCCATCAAGCGAACCAGAGAGTGCCGTATTAATCATCGGCACTGGTGTTTTTGTCAGTTCTTTTTCTCCAAAGAGTTTTGATTCTGACAATATTGATACTCCCGCAGAACGGGAAGATTTCTTTAATTTATCTAATAGTGACATAGTGTATATAATATATTATTGATCGTAGATGTCAATAACTTTGTTTTAGTAATTCGACTTTGATCAAGTCTTCTTTTAAATGTTCTTTCAGAACTTGAATATAGTGTTCGGCATCCATCTTTTCCATATCGACTGATATTTTTGGTTTTAAGATTTTGCCATCTACTCGTCTTGTGTATTTTACTCTCATTTACTCTTTCACAAAGAAACCATTTACCATCTTTCCCTTCCTAACCTTGATCACGTCATAAGCTGCCTCAAGGCATTCTGTTGATGTTAAATCGCATAACTTTGAGAGAATGATAATTGTTACTAACATATCACCGATTCCATCTTTAATCTCCACATCATCTTTCTCAACAAGAGCGATTAGAGTCTCTGTCAATTCTTCTTGTGTTTTACCAATCTGTTTGATTGGATTCGACTTTTCAAGTATTCCTTTTTCATCTGCCCATTCAATGACGAGTTTTTCTAGTTCTGTATAGTTCATAATGTTATTGTGTTATTGTGTTAAGAAAATGCCTAAGCACACCGTAGCGAGCGCACACAGTGTGATGATACCTAAAATCATAGCCATTCCAATGGCGAATAGTTTATCATATTTATCCATGTTTTTTCCAAATTTTATATTCAGTATCGAGGTTAGAAGAGAGGGTCATAATTCTATTGTATGGCTTATACAAATACCAGGCTAGAAAATCATAACGAAGAAACAAACGAGCGATGATGTCTCCAATATAATAAAGTATAAGTGATAGTATTGTTTTCATTCCTATTATATTATATATTTGATTATTATCACTGTTGTTAGTATCACCATCATAATGCCAATAAACATCAGTATCTTAAAAGAATCTTCCACTTGTTTTTCATTTTTCATAATTATTCTTGTGGTGATTTTTGAGTAAAGAATGGTGAAACCGCCTGCATAAGTTCTGTTATATCTTTATTGAATTTAGCAGTGAGTTCATCAGTTTTCTCATCTGATTCTTTAAGTACATTGATGGTGCCTAGCATTGCAAAGCACTTCTCTTGTAGGTTATCAATTACATTATTCATAATTTATCGGGGCAACGTAGCTACTATTTCTTTTTCTGTGTAACCTTCATCAATAAGAAGAGTGATCACATCTTTGATATCTACATATCCATAAACATCATCGCCGTCATCTGCAAGTTCAGGTATCTTTTGAAAATTACCGTTGATCAGATAAGCAACTTCTACACAAGTATAAGGGCCATGATCATGTTTTGGGTGACAATAATGGCACGAAGATGCTTGAATTGAAAGTTTACCATCACGAAATTTTACAGATGGATTGTGTGGAAAGGAATTTAAATATTGTTTTTCTATATCTTCAGCGTTCATATGTTATATAATATCAGGTTATAGTGTTCTGTCAATCATTATGACGGGTTCGCAAAGTTCTTAGATTTGAAATCAATTATCTTTTTTCGAAGCCATCTTGCTTTTACAGCACGAGGATCATTGTCGCACGCTGGCATCATCCGTTTGAATGTCTCCCAGCTAGGTTTTGGCGAATCTAAATCCGTCCACAATTTCATTCTTAGTTTATTATCCATAATCAAACTTTTAGTTTTCTTCCTGTGATGGCATCACCTTTAGTGAGACCATTTGATTTAAAGAATTTATTAGATGTATCGATATCATAGACTTCTACCCGTCCTAATACACTACATGCTTTTTTCAAGATTCTAGAGCCGATTCCTTTTCTTCGTTGGCGAATTGGAACATAGCATTGAAACATCTTTATTCCCTCATCTTTGTATGCTAGACCCCATCCAGTCCATTTCTCACCATTGTGAGCCATGATCAGATACCCGCGGTCTTCTTTCAAACATCTTTTCAGTTCAGTCAATATTAGACCTCCGTGGGCATGATCATCAGCCTGTCGATAAACATTAAAATTATTTTTGGAGCACCATCGAATCACTTCGGGTTCGGGCCAAACTTCGGATAAGTCGTAAGTTACAATATATGTGGGCATAATTTTATTTGGCGTAATCTACCATCTCATCGCCACACCAGATAATCCATTCATCTGCGCCTTGAACAAATTCATAGGCTTGGCGAAGACCTGAACGATCTTTGGTGAAATCTTGAACCTCTTCCGAAATCTCACCGTGAGAATTGAAGCGGCAGGTTGTTGCAGTATAGATAATTTTCATAATCAATCTATAAAACCTCCTTAACATCGTTGAGGGCGATCTTGTAGAATCCGACCCCTAGAACTGCACAATTAATCCACTGCTTTCCAGAGGAATAGTCCTGCATCCAGCAGAGTTGATTCCGACTGACAGTATCTCCAATCTTGAGATGCTCGTTGATATTTCGGGTAATAATGAATTTTCTCATAATCATATAACTATTATATCAGGTTTTAATAATTTGTAAAGGCTTTTATGTCTCTGACCATCAATGGGTTATGATATCGAATCATAGGAAACCTCAAAAGTCATAATCCGTTGATTGTCAAGGGGTTATATTTGTATTTCTAAATTGTTTTGAAGTTCAGAAGGGGATTCGAAAGTGTAGGTTTCTTCCTTTTCTTCAATCTCGTAATTAGCAGTGGCAAGTTCATAAGCCTCAGTTGTGAGTCGCTCCCATTCATCTGCACTCTCATCTTGCCAGTTGGTCCAGCGAGGGCGAATACCATTCGCAGATTTATAAGCATCGTTATATTCTTCCCAAGCCTTGGTTTGATCCCATTCGGCAGGGGTTAAGCATCGCTCACCCTTGGTGTAGTGTTCGCAATAAAAGAGAATATCCGACTCATCATAGTCGGCATAACCACGAAACTCTCCATTAGGAGCAGCTTCTGCCCAAGCCTTAGACTTGGCACAGATGGAATTAACGTGGTCGATGAGTTCTTTAGTGAGGGTAATATTCATAATCAATCTTATATGTATATTATATCAGATTTTATGAATTTGTACAGGATTAAAACCTGTTGATACTCAACGATTTACGTCATTCTTTATCAGAATGCCTCAAAATGCACAACTTATTGATTATCAATGATTTAGATACTTTTCAATGAAAAATCGATAGCACGGGCGGCTTCAAGGTTCAGAGGTCGATTCTTATACCATCCTCCGGTATCATT